CCGTGGTCTCAGCTTCCAAATTGAGCGTGAGTGCAACCAAATTGCCAAGGAAACCCGCCGTGGTAAGGGTAACTTCATCATCTGCGATAGCGATACCGCAGCCGCCCTCGCCATGTCTGGCTTTATGAGTCTCAGCCCAGCAATCGCTCCTCAACTCAACGTTGATGACACACAAAGCACATTTGCTGGTATCCTCAGTGGCAAGATCCGCGTCTACATCGACCCATACAGCCCAGTTGGTTACAACTTCTTCTGCGCTGGTTATAAGGGCGAGTCGCCATATGACGCTGGTCTGTTCTACTGCCCATACGTTCCGATACAAATGGTACGTGCAGTCGATCCTTACACTTTCCAACCACGCATTGCCTTCAAGACCCGCTACGGTGTTGTTGCTAACCCATACGTTCTAAACAGCAGCAACGTACCAGACGGTGAAACCCTCACCACTGGCTTGAACCAATACTACCGCCTAACCTCGGTACAAAACCTCCACGGTAACACCATCTAATTGATGGTCTAACCTAGGAAAGTAAAAAACTTTCGAAAACCTCCCGAGAAATCGGGAGGTTTTTGTTTTACCATAAATAATTGTATGAGTTTATGTTCATCAAACACAAATCCGATGTACAACAGTTACTTCCGTTTGGTTTTTGGTCGTGGGACCAAACAAATGGAACTCATGTGTCAGCGAGCGAATTTACCCGGTATTTCGGTTCCTGATCAACCACAACCAACAACATTGGGTACAACAATTCCTGTACCTACCATGGTGGCAAACTTTGAGACACTTAATGTCGAATTTATCGTTGATTCGGATTTGACTAACTGGATGAGTTTATATTCATGGGTTCGTAATATAACGAATATCAAGAATGATACTGAACACAATCTTTTGTATCAATCTTGGCATCACGAAGCAAATTTATTTCTTTACGACCCAGCAACAAATTGTGAAATTTTAAGAGCAAAATTTAATTACATCATTCCAGTAAAATTAAATGGTTTAAATTTTCAAGCAGATAGCTCAGACGCAATAATTCAAAAAACCACATGCACATTTAAATATTCGTATTTTGATCTGTGGACCGGAAATCAAGAAGACCCGGTTCCATCAAATTTAAAAAATCAAGTTTAAATATAATCCAAGGGATTGTCTGACCAACCTTCTGGGGTATTTGGGTTGGCATCCGGTTTATAAGGCAGCTTATTCGTTTCAGGCTTCATCGCCTTGCGTTTCTTTCGCTTGGGTGCAGGTTCAGGCTCTTCTTCGACGGAAGGGCTTATAGGGGATTCTGCTACTACATCATCCCATTCTTCGTCACCTTCTGAATCTTCTAAAATTTCAACACCCTCAAAACTTTCTATAAGATCGTTTACAAAATTTACAAAATCTTCATTATTAAAAAGTTCATTTAAAAGTTCTAAACCGTTTTCTATTCCGTGGGGAGAGTCTGGTGAAGAACTTACAATTGTTTTTGGGTCGGTTTGCATTGCCATAAAATAGACTTCATACATTTTTTCCAATTCTATTGCTGGCAATCCAATATAAACTATTACAGTTCTTGGAAGATTAACTTCATAACCCTTTATGTTTAACAAATAGTTTGTTAATTTTACATATTCTACAGTCTGGCCATTTTGGTCTTTTGTGTAATAATTTTCCAAAAGGGCTGGAAGTTTAATAGTTATTTTATCAGGCGCTGCTTCATTAACCATTCCAATCAATTCTTCCCCCGAAGTCAACTTAACTACTCGCAACGCGCCTGAGAATTCATTCTCAGGAAGTGAATCGGACATAGTGATGTCCTCCCTTCCTTACTATTTATCTTTCAAAGGCTGTCGAATGACATTGAACATATCTTATAATCAAATTTTTCTTTCTTATATATTTTTACACGTTCTTCAAAATGTCTGAGTACGTGATTTTTGTGAGACTTCCAAGAAAGATCATCGACAATGTCATAGACTTTAAGTGTTTTCTTTTTCTCGGAAACACGAAGTCCACGACCAATGCTTTGTAAAAGTCTTATTACCGATTTAGTAGGTGAAGCAAAGATAATATTGTCGAGATTAACAATATTGATACCAGCAGAGGTAGTGCCATAGGAGGCAACAAGGATCGCGTCTTTTTCTTTGTCAATGACTCGTCTGATGTATTCTCTTGCATCTGCTTCTGTTTTTCCGTGGATGAGATAAACTTTTCTATTCGTTCCCGCTGCTTCCAAGAGAGCGGCAAGGGGCTTCCCGTGCGCTTCGACATAATTAAAAAGGATAAGGGTATTCCCTTTGGTGCGGAGTGCGAGTTCTTTGATGAATTCGTTTCTTCTTTCATTATCTACGATCCACTTTATCTCATCGGCATATTTTTGTTTTTTAAGTAATTGTTTTTCTTCTTCTGAATATTTAAGCAAAATACAATCTATACCTAATTTTGCTAATAGGCCCTTATTCATCAAGTTTTTTGTATGGATAAATTGAACAGCTGGACCAAGAATCCCCTCTATGCTTAATCTGTGTGCTTGTGTCTGCTGTAATGTGCCAGTGGTTCCAATTCTAAACCAAGCCTTAGAAAGTTTTTGACCGATAAAGTTTATCGATTCCGCTTTTGCTTGGTGGCACTCATCAAAAAAGATTGCGTCAAATTTGTCAAACCACTGTTTTGGCAACTTGTATATTGATTGCCAAGTTGATATGACGATTTGTTTGTCGGTTTCTTTATCAACCCCAGCAGAGATTTTGTGTATATATTTTTTGCAGGACCAAGATTTGTCTTGACTTGAATAATCAAAAAAATCAGATTCCATCTGATTTACGAGACCTACTGTCGGAACCAAAATTAATATTTTGCGATCTGTAGGCAATACCTTTTGAAGAAAACGAACCAAGACGTATATAATAAGACTTTTGCCTGAGCCAGTCGGAGAGATCAAGACCGAACGATGGTTGTTCAATGCATGCAAAATACCCTGTTTCTGGTGGTCGTGCATCTGCACAGCCTGTTTGCGAACGGAAACCTTCAAGGATTCGTAAAAATCCATAAGTTGGGCCTCTGTTGCGCATAGTGGGTTTTTGCTCTCCTTTACGTTTAGACTGTATCCACGATCATTACAAAATTTTTCAAGATATGTTTTCAACCCTCTTGGAAGAGTTGATGAAAGAATATCGTACAGACGAATTTTTCCGTCCCATAGCCTGCGTTTAAACATAGGCATGTACTGGGCACCGGGGACCATAAATGAGAAGTAATCTCTCAGTTCTTGTTTCAGTCCCTTTTCAGTCTTTACATAGTATCTTACTTCATCAATAGATTCAACATCTATATCCACTCAATATTTATACGATACCATTCATCATTTTTTGCCAGTCGATTGCTGACTTTATTGCAAAGTTTCTATTATTGAGTGCTTTCAAAAATTCTTCAACCATCTTTACTTTTACTTCATTCACGGAAATCTTTGCTTTAAGCTCAATCAATTTTGGATCTGCATCCATAAATTTATCTACATCAGTCTTAAGAATATCCAAATCAAATGGATCTTCATTCCAATTTTGTAGTTCTTCTTGAGAGGCTTTGCCAGTGTAAATTTTCCATTTACGAAGTTTCATCACAGCAAAATCACTTTGTTGTTTTGTCAAAAGTAATTTTAAATCTGTAAGAATATTAAGATACTTTCCGTGTATTTGAGGTATCTTAAGAGACTCTATTCCTAACTCTGTAGAGTCTATTTGAGAGTCTTTAGTAATAAGTTCTTTAAGGTTCTCTAGATTCATCTTTTATAGATTACTCTATAGTATACTTTAGATATTGTCAAATAAATATATTTGACTTTAGTAGTTGAAGATTTATAATGACTGTGAGATCTTATGATTCCAAAAATTATACACCAAATTTGGTTGGGAGACCAATCAAAACGACCCTCAAAGTTTATTGAAACATGGATTGAAAAAAATCCATCTTGGCAACATAAACTTTGGACAGATGATAACCTACCACAATTAAAGTGCAAAAAGCAATTTGATGAATGTCCATCCCTTCCGGGAAAAGCTGATATTTTAAGATATCAAATTTTGCACGATGAAGGTGGTTTTTTTATTGATGCGGACTCTGAATGTGTAAATTCACTTGATGATTTTTTTACAAATAATAAAGTTTTTTGTTGTTGGGAAAATGAACAAGTTCGCACAGGTTTAATGGCAAATGGTTATTTGGCTTGTGAAAAAAATTGCCAATTGATGAATGTAATAATGGACCAAATAATTCAATTTCCAAATATGAATTATCACCCATTGGAAACTTGGGCCATTACTGGGCCTATGTTACTAACAAATACAGTTTATAGAACAAAATATCCGATAACAGTATATCCAAGTTGGTATTTTATACCAAGACATTATTCGGGTATAGAGTACTCAGGAGAAGGAAAAATTTACGCAAAACAATATTGGGGGACCACACCTAACAGTGGTTATGATTATTAATTATGATAATATCTTTAAATAAAATTCCAATTATGCTAATAACAATAGAGAGCGCTAAGGAAAGACACAATAATTTAAATAAATTATTTGACTCTATTGGATTTTCAAATGTGGAACACATAAACGGAAAAATTTTAGATAAAACAAATTTATCTTTTCAAGAAATTCAAATACAAAAATCTTCTCTAGTAGCAGAAGCACATATAGAAGCTTTGAAAAGGTATGAGCCACCTTTTCTAATATTAGAAGACGACATTGACGTGACTCCAGCTTTCAATTCTTCTATAGAATTGCCAGATGATGCTGATGCATATTATCTTGGTTCATCTGTATGGGGAATGTTAAATGGTGTATCCATGGCAAGCGGAACTAAGGGTATAAAAATATCCAAAACATCAAGTTTAGTTCAGGGAATGTTAGGTATACATTCTATTTTGTATATTACAAAAAATTACGTAAATAAAACAATTGAAAATCTTGAAAAATGCATTCAAATAAACAGATACTGTGATGAATGTATTGCGGAAGATTTGGTTAACAATAAAATTTATTGTCATAACTACCCAATGTTTTATCAAAAAGATGGCCATAATGATGTAGTTACTTCAATTCCAATGGAAGTATACTTAAAATGAAGATCATATCCTTTAGTCTTTGGGGAGATAACCCAAAATATTGTGTCGGTGCAATAAAAAATGCAGAGATGGCAAAAAATATATACCCAGATTGGATTTGTAAATTTTACATTGGCAAAAGCACTCCAAATCAATACATTTTATCTTTAAGACAATTAGATAATGTTGAAATAATTGAAATGCCAGAAAAGGGTGACTGGACCGGAATGTTTTGGAGATTTTATGCAGCTGATGGAGATGATGTTGTAATATCTAGGGATACTGATTCTAGGTTATCTTTTAGAGAAAAAGAAGCAGTAGATGAGTGGTTAAATAGTGGTAAAGATTTTCATATAATGCGAGATCATCCATATCACGGTACACCTATATTGGGTGGAATGTGGGGATGTCGAAATGGGATACTAAAAGGTATAAACACTTTAATTAATAATTACGTTAAAGGTAATTTTTGGCAAGTAGATCAAAATTTTTTAAAAGAAGTAATTTATCCAATAATAAAAGATAATTCCTGTGTTCATGATGAATACTTTGAAAAAAAACCATTTCCAAGTAAAAGATTTCCAAAAGAATTTGTTGGACAGGCTTTTAATTCAGATGACACGCAATTTTGCAAAGAACATGGAGAAATGCTATGAATATAGTTCAAGTTGGAACAAATCAAGCTAACGATGATTTAACAAAAATTATAGGCACCACAGAACCAAATATATTAATATTAATAGAACCAGTTTCATTTCACAATGAAAAAATAAATTTATGTTATAATTGGATAACAAATAAACATATAGAAAACATAGCTATTAAAACTATTAATACTCACAATCAAGATAACTTAATATTTTTTCTTCATCCAAAGGATGCTCCTTTGTATGAAGTTGCCACACCAAATATAGAGCATTTATATAAGCATGGTTTAGATTGGAGAGAAGCACAACAAATTTCTGTCCCCTGTTTTTATTTAAGTGATATATTTAAAAAATACAATTTATCTGATATAGATATATTGTTTTTGGATTGCGAGGGTATGGATGATGATATTATAAAAACTATAGATTTAAATTTTTATAATATTAAAAAAATATACTTTGAAAATATTCATTTAAAAAATCAAGAAATATATGAGTATTTGATTACTAAAGGGTATGAAATTATTGAAAAAACAGGTTCTTGTGGTTGGTCTTCTTTAGCAATAAAAAAATAAAAATGAAAATTTTATTAATACAAGAAAACGGTAGGCACGATGCGAATAGACATTATAGAGAATGTTTTTGCTTACAAAGAGCATTTATATCACACGGGCACGAATGTGATGTTTGGGGTTTAGGTCACATCAATTATAATACAAAACCTGATTACGAATCCTTTGACTGGATTATAAATCTTGAAAATTATGATGAATCTAATTGGGTTCCAGATTTATCAAAAGTAATTAAACCAAAGAAGTTTCTATGGAGTATAGATGCACATTGCAGGGGAGAACATTTATATGAAGAAACCTTTAGTAAAGGTAAATATGATTATCTGTTACATTCTACAAAGGATTTTGTAAAAAAATCATACCATGTTTGGTTTCCAAATGCATTTGACGATACGCTAATTAAAAAGTTAAATACACCAAAAAAATATGATATTGGATTTTGTGGAAATTATGTAAATAGAAAATCAATATTAGAATGGCTACAACAATCTTTTGGATTGCATTTAGATATATTTGTAATAGGTGATGCGATGGTTGAAGCTTTAAATTCATATAAATGCCAATTTAATCTTAATATAGCAAACGATATAAATTATAGATCATTTGAGACCATAGGATGTGGTACTGTATTGCTGACAAATTACAATTCACAGTATTTGGAACTTGGTTTTAAAGATAATGTAAATTGCTTGATGTATAAAGATACATCAGAACTTGTTGACAAAATACAATATGTAAAAAA